GCGACAACACCGAATCCGATGGTTCCGTGAAGGATGACGAGTCGATCGTCATCGAGGTGAAACGTGAGCTATCTGCCTCTCGATGATACGCTGAAGCACATCGTATGGAGGAAGCGTCACTTCACCGAAGACAATACCACTCCCCTGTTCCACTATATGATCCTCGACCATTACTTCGGAAGCGACGACTACATCAAGCCCGTCAAGGCCTTCCGTGGTTCCGCAAAGAGCACGAATACCTGCTACGTAGCCCTTCACAGGGTGGAGAATCCAAAATCACATTACACGCTCATCGTGAGCGATACGGCATCACAGGCGGAAAGCCTGGTCATGGATATCTCCGACATGCTGCGTGGTTCCGATCTTCCATATAAAGTGATACGGGACGTCAGAGGCGAGATAGAGCTCGAATACGGCGGCAAACGGTATTTCATCGTAGGCAAGGGAGCCGGTGCTTCGATGCGCGGTATCAAGCGCAACAGGCGGAGGCCCGACCTTATCATCCTCGACGACATCATCAACGACGAGCTGGTCATGAACCGTGTCAGGGTGGACAGGCTCAACCGATGGTTCTACAAGGCCCTGCTCCCTTCGCTGGCTCCCGATGGCGAAATCTACGCCGTAGGCACGCCTCTGAGCCAGAACGACCTCTTCATGAAACTCTGCGAGCAGCATCCCACTATCGAGATACCTCTGGAACCAGGCGTATGGCCTGACAGATTCAGTGATGAATGGATCGAGAGAAAACGCAGGGAATATCAGGATGCCGGGATGCTCAGGGAGTGGAAGCAGGAGTACTCGCTGATCCTCACCGACAGCGAGACGAGGGTGTTCGACACCTCCAGGATCAACGTCGTCGACGAATCCTCCCTGCCTGGTTCCCTGACGTGGTACTGCACGCTCGACGGTGCCTTCAGCGAAGCACAGAGCGCCGATTACAGCGCTTTCGCCGTCGTGGGCATAGATGGCTATGGCAGATGGTTCGTGGCTCCCTACGGCCTTCGCAGCGGTATCAACGAGGTGATCGACAAACTCTTCGAGCTTCAAAGCCGCTACGGCTTCATCGAGGTGGGTATCGAGAAGGGATCGTTCAGGCTTGCCGTACAGCACGAGATCGAGAGAAGGATGTTCGACTATCAGCAGTACTTCACGGTCAACGAGCTCAATACGGCAGGCTCGAAGATAAGCCGCATCAAGGCACTGGTTCCCGTGGTTGGTTCCGGCAGGCTGACGATCGTCGATACGGGAGAGGATGCCGAGCTCCTGATGGAGCAGCTCGAGCTCACCGATTCGACCGCCTGCCTGGCATCGCACGACGACCACATCGACGCCTTGTGCCAGATGCTCCAGATGCCGCTTCATTACAACGATGGAACCACGCCTGCCAGGGCGGATTACGAAGGGTATATGGAGCCGGTCGGCAATCCCTATATATAAAGGAAGACAATGGAAGATACGAAGGTTTTGGGGTTTCTCAACAGTACGCTCGACGGAGCCTCGCCCTATCACGACGAAGCCCTCGCCACCGTGCTGGCCTCACGGGCTCTCTACCGGGGGGAACCAATGGGCAACGAGGTCGAGGGAAGATCGGCCATCGTGATGAAAGACATTCAGCGCACCGTACACGGCGCCCTGCCATCGATCGTCGAGCCGTTCCTCGGAGACGAGATAGTGAGCATAGAGAGCGAGATACCGAGCCAGAAGGACGGCTGTAAAAAGCAGGAAGCCCTGGTCAACTACCAGTGGGCCAGGAAGCACAACCCTCTCGAGGTGATGGAGACGGTGGGGATCAACCTGATGGTGGACGGCACCGTATGGCTGATGACCGGATGGGACAGCGAAGGATACCCCACGACGAGCGTGGTTCCCTTCGAGAGCGTGATACCGGACCCTGCCGCCACGAAACCCGAAGAGATGCGCTTCGTCATCTATCGCCGCAAGGTGAGCGTCTCGGAGATACTCTCCAATCCCGACTGGTTCGGAAAGCATACGAAGCGGAGCCTCCAGGCTTTGATGCCGGATACCGAGAGCGAATACGATCCCGAGCCGGTCTATGGACGGCAGGACGACTACAATCCTGACGACAGGGCGCTGGAGAAGCTGGAGCTCTTCGAGTACTACGGATGGTACGACCTCGACGGTGACGGCATAGCTGAGCCGGTGCTCGGCATATGGCACAGGGACAGGCTGCTGAAGATGATCGAATCGCCATTCCCTTTCGGGCCGATACCCTTCGATACGGCGGTATACGTCAGGCAGCCATTCAGCATCTACGGCCTGCCAATCTCCGAGCTCATCGGGGAGTATCAGCATCTTCGCACCTCCATCACCAGGGGGATCATCGACAACATGGCCAACTCCAACAGCGGAACCAAATTCATCCGCAAGGGCTCTCTCGATCCTGTCAACTGGAACCGCCTCAAACGCGGTGAGCCATACGTCGAGATCAACGTACCTTCGCAGACGGGCACGGACGCCCTTATCTACGACGGCAACTACAACCCGATACCCCAGGCGGTATTCGCTCTCAACGAAGAGATACAGAAGGAGCAGGAGAATCTCTCCGGCATCACCAGGTACGCCGTTGGTTCCGATTCACGCTCCCTCAACCAGACGGCCACCGGTATCGGCATCATCTCCAGCATGAGCCAGAGAAGGCTGATCTACATCACCAGGCACCTGGCATCCATGATGGAGAGGGTCTTCACCAAATGGGCAGCCCTCAATGCCGAGCTCATCGAGCGGGTGGTGGTTCCCACTCTCGAAGGCGATATCGTCGTCGATGGAACCACGCTGCCGGCGGACGGCTTCGGCATCAAAGTCACGACGCCTACCGAAGGGCTGAAGGAGACCAAGAGGCAGCAGATCGTTTCGATGATCCAGTCCCTGGCACCGATGGTTCCGTATACGGGAGCCACGCCGGTATTGAGCCTGCTTTCGGATATGGCCGAGTTGATGGATATGCCGAAGGTGAAGATGATGCTCGCCCGGTCCATCCAGGAAGCCGAGCAGAACAAGGGCATGACGCAGCAGATCGCCATACAGCAGCAGCAGATCGAGCAAATGAAGGCACAGATAGAGATGATGAAGGACGCGGCTGGAGCGCAGAAGGATCAGGCTCTGGCCCAGAAGTATCTGGCCGAATCGGACGCGGAGCGATACGACACGATCCTCAAATCATACGGACAGGGAGCGTAAATGAACGAAGAGGCGAAGCATCGGCTCGACATGGCCAGGGCGCTGGAGAGGCTGAAAACGAATCAGGACTTCAGCCTGGTCATAGAGAGCGGATACATCGAAGAGACGGCTATGCGCGTTGGTTCCACCTTCACCGGAACCACGGACGAGTCACTGGCGCTGATGGCCGTCTCCCACCTGAATCGTTGGCTCGATGAACTCATCGCCGACGGATACGCGATACGCGACGAATTCAATACAGACCAAAAGGATAAATGATGGAAGAAGTCTTGACCGATGGGCAGCGGCCTATGTCAGATCAACCCGTTTCCGATACCGCTCCACAACCGGATGCTCCCACCGCACCGACTGGTTCCGAAGAGGGAGCCACGGAGGGGGGCACTGGCGTGGACGTATGGGACGAGGATTTCGACGTCGACAGTGTTGAAAGCGATATGGACGGCCAGCCCGCTGGTTCCGACGCTCAAGGCGAAGAGCCCGCTGAGACGGAATCGGCGAAGGAGGAGTCCGACAGGGAATTGCTTGAAAAGCTCTACCGCGAGCAGCTTGAGGGCGAAGTCGAATTCGACAGACCGCTCGTCATCAAGTACAAGGGTAAATATCTCGACATCAAGAGCGCCAAAGAGCTGAAGGACCTTGCCGAGAAGGGCGTGATGGCGACACAGAAGGCCAGTGAACTCGCCGAATACAAGCGGATGCTCGAGGGCATAGACCCGGACGACATCGAGCTTATCAGGCGAGCCAGGGCCGGAGACGTGGACGCTGCCAACGCCCTGCTCCAGAAGGGGCCCGCTCCGGAACCGATGCCCGAGAACTATTCACAGGCGGAGAGGATAGCCCAGGAGATTCTGGGAGCGCCCTATGCCGAAGAGTTCAGGGAGGCTGTGAGCCTGGTTCCGGAATCACAGAGGCAGATGTTCGTAGAGAATCCCGCACTGCTTGGCGGATTGAAGGCTGATTTTGAAAACGGTACGGCACAGAAACTTATGCCGAAGGTCGAGCGGTATATGGCGGTACAGGGGATGGATTTCATCTCCGCCTATCGTCAGGCCGCCATGGAGGTGATTGGCAAGGCCGGGGAGCGTGAGAGCAAGGCGAAACAGCTCTCGTCCGCTCCGTCGGTAGGCCAGTCCGTGATAGGGGAACCACCGCCGAAGGACGTCTGGGATATGAGCAAAGAGGAGTTCGAATCCCTGATGACCAGGATGCGGTGAGTGGTTCCGTAAAGACAAAAGGATATATAAATGGCTTATTCATCATACACAGGTGGAAGGGCAGAAAACATTGCGGACCCTTCTGCGGGACTGAACACCTACG